CTTACTGAAAATGAAGTCAATAAGCTGCTTCAGTTCGATGCAGGCCTTACGTCAGGTACGACGAATTTTGCTGTTTCAGTGGCTTCGATCACCGGAACGCTTGGCAACATCGACCAACTCAACCGAGACAACTTGGTTGCGTTTACTGTCAATAGTGTCGGCTCCGGCGCCGAAGGTGCTTCTGGTCAAGGTCAATATTCGGGTACGCTCCCGGCCAGCGCTGTAATCGTAAAGGCACAACAGGCTCGACGTCTCACTGCCTTTTCTGGTACTGCCACGAGTCCGATATTGTCGTCCGACGGCACCCGCCTTTCAAATCAGGCTGCAACGGATATTTATATTGTTGCACTCTCTGATGGTCTCTTGACCCCTGAGCAACTGAGAGTTGCCATGCGTGACGCTACTTATTCGTACCCAATCGATGATAACTTTGGCGGAACGCCTGCTGCTGGTACTACAAACGCCATTGGCGCGGTTGTTGGCCAAGATGAGTGGGGCCTTGAGGCTGATGCCAACATTCCCGAAATTGACTTGAAGGTCGACTCCGTGTCCGTCACGGCGATGACCAAAAAGCTCAAAGCTAAGTGGAGTCCCGAACTTGGTCAAGATCTCAATGCTTACCACAATCTCGATGCAGAGGTTGAGCTTACCTCGATCCTTTCGGAGCAGATTGCTCTTGAAATTGATCGTGAGATCCTTAACGACCTCGTTAAAGGTGCGACTGCTGGACGTTACTACTGGTCGCGTTCACCCGGTCTTTTCTTGAACCGAGACACCGGTGCGGAAGAAGGTGCTAGCTCTGCTGCTCCCGACTTCACCGGTACTGTTTCTGAGTGGTATGAGACGCTTCTAGAGACGGTTAATGACATCTCGGCTGCAATTCACCGCAAGACGCTTCGTGGAGGTGCAAACTTCATCGTTACGTCTCCGGAGGTTGCTTCGATCCTTGAGTTCACTTCTGGCTTCCGAGCTTCGGTTGCCGTCGATGATAACAAGGGCACCGCAGGTGCTGTTAAGGTTGGGCAAGTTAGTAAGAAATGGGACGTTTACGTCGATCCTTACTTTGCTCGCAACGTGATCCTTGTTGGACGTAAGGGCAATAGCTTCCTTGAAAGTGGCTATGTGTATGCTCCTTATGTGCCGCTGCAAGTCACTCCCACCATCTTCGGTACGGAAGACTTCGTGCCACGTAAGGGTGTCATGACCCGATACGCCAAAAAGATGGTACGACCTGATATGTACGGCCTAGTTGTTGTACGAGGTCTCCTTGGTGAGTCTGGCGCAACTGCTTAATCTTTAACGGTTTAGCCATTAAACTGAAGCCCCGCTTGAAAAAGCGGGGCTTTTTTTATGCTTATTGGCGTGCGTAAGCTCTATTTAAACATGTAGAGTCATCTACACATATAGTTTTTGATATGATTAAAAATGGTAAAACCAAGGGAGGATTTTAAACTATGGGAACGAAAAGAATAGGACTTGCGAGAACGCAAGCATTAATAGAGAATTTAAAAAGAGAACTTGCACTGGGGGATGGAACTGTCCTCAAGGGGCAACGAAGAGAGGTGATAGCTCTTACCAACGCCGCCACCACTGCAAAAGCATTAGCGGCTACCGAATCAGGAGCTTTGGTAACTTTGAACCCATCAACGAATGCGGCACAAACAATCACTGTTACTTTACCAGCACCAGAGGCTGGAGTTAGTTTTGACTTTGCGATGGTTGCAGATGCAGGCAATACTGGTGCTGATGTCATTGTGAAGACAACTGCAAACGGTGTAGACATTATTGGAGCCATTGTTGCTGGTGAAGCTAGTAATACAAACTTAGTAAATGTGGGCCACAGTAAAATTACTTTTGACGCAGGTGAAACTGCTGGGCAAACGCTGGGAGGCTTAATGTTTTCTGTTGTTTGCGACGGTAGCAATTACTACCTCACACAGTTTACAACACCTGCTGATGTTACAACTGCTCACGTTGGCACATCAGGAAAAGCTATTATACTTTCAACTAACGTGTAATTAGACTTTTACCATCAAGAAATTCCCCCTTCCTTCATTGGTTGGGGGTTTTTTTGTGAAAATCAAAGTGCGCTTAAAAACTGCATTGCTCAAAAATCGGACGCCCCAATTTTTTGAGATTTTAAATTGTAGTAAGCTATTTACTGTAGGGGGGTAGTGTTATGAAACATTGTAATGAGTGCAACTGTCCATGTGATCCATGTAGCTGTGGATGTAAATGTTGCGAATAAATCATGGGTGGGGGGTGAAGAAATTTACCCCCTATTTTTTGATATTTTAGCCTTTAGATACTATTTATTATACTGAAATCAAAAGGAGAATACTCATGGGTAAGAAAAAAAGACATATGTTTAACCCAAAATTTTCAAACTTCGCTCGGTCAAGAGTGAAAACAACTTCAGAGGTGGAAACGCCACAAAATGAAGTAATTGTAACAGCCACCTTAAAAAAAGACGAGCCAAGAGTTGAAAATACTCCCGTCAAGGAAGAAAAGACGATTGTTGTTGAGCAAGCGAAGCCGACTATTAAAAAAGAAGAGCCTAAAACTCCTACACGTCGACGTCCCGCGCCACAACCTAAAGTTGCGAAAGAAAAAGCAAAAAAACAAACAACAACTCGTAGTTTCAAAAAGAGCACCAAAACTAAAAGAGCCGCAAAACAATAACATTTAGTTTTTTGTACCTTTTTGGACTATTTATTTGGAGGAGATCAAATGAATGTCCAAGCCAGATTTAAGTCCCATTTCACAAACCAGCACTATTGTGCTGACAACCGGAAGCTCGCCTTCCGATGTACAAAATAACTCTAGTTTACCTTTTGGGCTATATTCAAACGCATCATCAGGTCTTTTTTCTCAGTATTTTTGCTCCGGCGCAGCCGAACAAGTATCATACACGTATAAGAAACTAGGTGGCGATGTTTTAGACATCGAATTGACGGATAACAATATCTACGCATCCTACGAAGAGGCTGTTTTAGAGTATTCCTATATTGTCAACATACATCAGGCTAAAAACGCACTTTCTGATTTACTTGGCGCAAACACTGGTACGTTTGATCATGAAGGACAGCTTACTAGCGGATCCGCACTGGCAGGTAAAAATGTTAATTTGAAATTTCCAAGATTTGAGTTTGCTTACTCAAGGCGCGTTGGTTATGGTGTATCGACAGAGATTGGCTTCGGCGGCGAGGTTGCAATTTATTCCGCCTCGTTCACTTCAGTGACTGGAAAGCAAGATTACGATCTACAGCAAATAGTTTCATCTTCTGCGGCCTTAAGTTCGTCGGTACCATATTATGGAAAAGTTGGCGACAAGAGAATCAACATAACAAGAGTATATTACAAGACTCCACATGCGATGTGGCGGTTTTATGGATATTATGGCGGAATTAACACCGTTGGCAATATGGCCAGCTATGGTCAGTGGGCTGATGATTCAACTTTCGAAATTATACCAACGTGGCAAAATAAATCTCAAGCGATGGCCTTTGAGGATGCAATATACACTCGAAATAGCCACTATTCTTATGAGATTAAAAACAACAGACTAAGGCTCTATCCGGACGTTATCGACGCTAGTCCAACAAATTATTGGATAGAATTTTTCGTGGATACGGATCCATGGACCGAATCTGATACGGATGGCCGCGGCGGAAAATCAGGAATTGATGGCATAAATAACATGAACACTCTTCCTTATGAAAATCTCCCTTATGAAAACATTAATGCGATAGGTAAACAGTGGATTAGGAGATTTGCATTATCTCTAGCAAAGGAGACCCTCGGAAACATTCGCAGCAAATTTACCACCATACCAATTCCCGGGGATAGCGTGACCCTAGATGGCCCCGCCATGTTATCTCAAGCTCAAGCAGAGCAGGAGAAACTTAGAGAGCAGTTAAAAACAACGCTAGATGATTTAACATACAATAAACTAATGGCAGAAGATGCTGCTATTATGGAGTCTGTTAATACAATTAATAAAATGATACCATTAAAGGTTTTTGTGGGGTGATATAGATGGCCAAATCCTCAGATAAAACAAAATGGTCACAACCGGCCGCCCCTCCACCCCCTTTGTTTCTAGGGGAGAAAGAGAGAGACTTAGTAAAACAAGTTAATGATGAGCTTATCGAGCGCGTTATAGGTCAGGAGATTATTTATTACCCAATTAGCCTAGAGCACACCGACTTCCACCCACTTTATGGCGAGGCAGTTCGAAAGAGTTTTTTATCTCCAGTTCGTGTGCACGTTTTAGTTGAGTGGGAAGGATACACTACCACAGTTAGCAAATTGGGCATAGATAAAAGACTTTCTCTGACTGTTAAATTCCACAGAAGAAGACTTGTGGAAGACCAAGATTTATATCTCCGAGAGGGTGATTTTATTTTATATGGTGATGATTTTTTCGAAATTGCCACAGTAGATTACCCTAAACAAATATTTGGTCAAGGCTATGTTGGTTGGGAAAGAATTTTTGAAGCTCAAGCAAAATGTATAAAGGCAAGGGAGGGTACTTTCGATGCCAGTTGATGATGATTCAAAAAAATTAGAAAAACAAAACAATCTTCTGGATGGCTCTTTTTTAAATCCTTCTGATTTTGAGACGATTGATTATGCATTTTATGACTTTATTAATGATAAGATGCAAATAAGGGCACACACGAACAAAGGGTGGAAGAGGGTCAGCGTCATTTGGTCATCT